AGGCGAATGATTAATTTTGAAGAATTGACACTTGAAGAAATTGAGACGATGGAAGCCCTAACCGGTTCAAGCATCGACACACTTTTTGAGAATGGCAAACCACGAGGCAAAGCACTCAAAGCATTTGTCTGGGTTGCAATGAAAAGAACTAATCCAACTTTTTCAATTGAAGAAGCAAGCAAGTACACCATGAAGCAGGCAGTTGCATTGTTCAATGGTGACGAAGAAAAAAAAGAGTAGCAACCAATTCGGCCGCTCGAATGGCTAGTTTTTGTATAGCAACAGGCATCTCGCCTAGCGAATACAAGAAACTAACCCTCAACGAGTACCGGGCATTGGTTGAGCAAATAGATAAGGTGAACCGATGAGTTTAGTTCTAAATGTCGAAATTCTCGGCGAATTTAGAAACCTAACTGCAGCAACCAAGGGTGCCCAGGGCGAATTAACGACACTAAATTCAAAAGCGGCTTCAGTTTCGTCGGCAATTCATAAATCTTTTGCAGCCATTGGTGTTGGTCTATCTTTCGCTTGGATAGCGCGAGAACTAAATGATGCAGCTAAAGCCGCTCGAGACGATGCAGTTTCTATGAGCGCATTGGACGTAGCACTCAAAAACACTACTAAAGCGCATAAAGACCTACTGCCAGAAGCCGAAGCACTCATCGGCAAACTAAGCCGACAGCATGGCGTCGCAGATGACTTTTTAAGACCAGCATTTGTCACCCTTTACAACGCAACAAATGATTTGACTGGCTCAAACAAACTCCTTGCAATCGCTTTGGACGTTTCCGCCGGTACTGGTAAGAGCCTGGACACAGTCGCTTTGGCATTGGCAAAGAGCGTTGCAGGTTCAGACACTGCACTTACTAAACTTTTGCCATCCGTTAAAGGTTTGGATGACCCAATTAAATTCTTGGGTGAAAAGTTTGCTGGCACATCTGAAGCAGCTGCAAAACTAGACCCTTACCGCAACTTGAACGTTATGTTTGGCGAAATGCAAGAAGCAGTAGGCGTTCGTTTGCTACCCGAACTAACTAAACTTTCCGTTTGGTTGAGCACTCCCGAGGGACAATCTAAACTCACTGATTTGACAAACGCAATCATCGCTTTGACTGATGTATTTGTCACGATGGTTGGCTGGGCATTGCAGAATAAGGATGCAATTTTCGCTCTAGGTGTCGTGCTCCTATCTGCAAACGTGGCCGCGAAAGCCATCACAGTCTCAACAACCATCTACAATGGCGTTGCCGCTATCGCTGCCGGTGTTTCGGCAACCTATGCAACATCTATGGGTGGAGTCGCTGCAGGTGCTACAGCTGCCAACACAGCCGTTTCAGCACTCGTTACTACGCTAAGAATTTTTGCCGGGCTTGCAGCCGTCGGTATGGTTTTGCAACTCGGCGGTTCAGCACCACTTGAGGGAACTACCCCATCATCCACCAAAAAGAAAACAACTATTTCACCGGTGCCACTCGTTGGAACCCCAAAACCAAATTCAGGCTTGCCAGGTTTTGGAACTAATAACGTGACAGTAAACGTATTAACTCCAGTGACCTCATCGACAATTATTAAGACAGTTCAAGGGTTCCAGAAATCATCCGGAACGACCCTAGCGCAGGCACTCCGCTAATGACTGAAATTGCCAATTTTGACATCGCTCAAAACCTCAAAGTCGAAATGTATCTGCCCGACCTGGTCAGCAACGTTTTCATTCTTGGTGTTTCACTTTTGGGCAGCGACGATGTTCTCTCCGGCAACTGGTTTATTTTAGGCGAGTCACTACTTGGTGGCACTGATGTTTTAAGCGACGGCAACCCAGCCCTTGCATACACCTGGCAACCACTAGAAGCCATCACCACGAGCGTTGAAACTCAAATCGGTGGACAAATTCAAAGCAGCCTTTACTTCCAACCAGAAGCAGGCCAGGCACAAATCACGATGCAAAGTTTTGACTATGACCCCTCCTACAACAAATCAATCCGCCCTGGCGCACGCATTCGCGTAAGAGCCGCAGACGATGTAGTAGACAGTTACTTATTCAATGGCTATGTAGACAAAATCGATGTCTCATACGGCACAGAAGCAAGCGGTTGGAATAACATCAGCATCACTGCCTATGATGCCCACAAACGAATTGTGAACACTCGCGTAGCCGATTACGATACAAACATTTTTGGCGGTTCACACGTCACACCACTTGAAGCAATCACTTTGGCAGTAGAACTATCAGGCTATGAAATGAGTCCGAACTCGGTTGCTCTAAATCACAAAATGCCACACGTTGCTAAAACAGATGTAATCGTGAACGAATTTATCAACGATGCACTTGAAACTGGTCTTGGCGTCATGTGGGTAGACCCAGCAACAGAGCAAATAGTTGTAATACCACGCCCAACTATTGTGACAACACCACCAGAGGGCACATACACTGTCGGCAACAACCATGGCGAAGCATTGCACCTATGCATGAGTGACATCGTTGTCAATGCAGACGGTGACGTAGTTTTCAACTCGTTGCGCGTAGCCAACAAAAATGACAACACCGAATACGTTGTCAAACAAGACCAAGACAGCATCGACCTATACGGCATCATTGCCCTGGATGTGGAAATCAACACAACCCCAGATGGGCAACTAGTCAAATGGGCAGATGAAGTCTTTGCACAATCACCAACGAAACTAGTTTCACAAGTAACAACCCCAGCAAAAAACCGACTCGGCACACTAACCGAAGCAGCGTTTTTTACCCCTGGAACACTCATCGGAGTGAAATACGAAAAGTCACCGCTAAACATCGATGACTATTACACGATTACAAAAGTAAGTCATTCAATAGACGTGGACACCTGGTTCACTACACTTGAACTATGGAAGGAATTTTAACCAATGGCATTTAAGGACTTTGCAAACGGTTATCCGTTGAACGCAAGCGAACTAGACACATACCTCATGCGACAGACTGTCATGGTATTTGCCGATGCAGCTGCAAGAACTTCAGCACTTAGCGGCATTGAAACCGAGGGAATGTACACCGACATTACCGGCACCGACACCCTCGAACGCTACAACGGCAGCGCATGGGTTCAGGTCGCAGGAACAGGTCTCCCATTGACTCGTCCACTCGTCACCAGCCCACAAGAAACCATCACTGTCAGCGCAACCGCAGCGACCGGCACAGTACACCTAGATGTGGTCACTCAAGCAGACCTCTACTACACCACCAACGCTTCAGCAAACTTCACGCTAAACATTCGTGGCAATTCGACCACGACACTCAACAGCATCCTGGCAGTAGGTGCCACCCAAACTGTTACATTCCGAAACACCAACGGAACAACCGCCTACTACCCAACATCATTCACCATCGACGGCACCAGCGTGACCCCAAAATGGCAAGGTGGAACCGCACCAAGCGCAGGAAACGCCAGCGCAGTAGATGTCTACAGTTACGCAATCACCAAAACAGCTGCAAACACTTATACCGTTTTTGCCTCACAGACTAAGTTCGTATAACCATGGCACCGCTACTTAACACATTTACTGGCCTTGCCGTTAAGGCGTTAGGTTTCACACGCGGTTCTAACGGTGTTGCCTACTTCATTGCAAAACTAACCACTGCCGCATCAGTTACCATCGGGTTTGGTATTGCGACATTTGGCTCAAAGGTTTATCTATCAGCCAGCGATGGTGCCTATAGCCCATTTAGGTTCAGCCAAACTCGTTTAACCGATGCTTTAGCAATCGATAACAGTTACGGTGATAGCAACAGCACCGGCGGAGGCGAAATTCGACGCATCCACCCTGGTGCAGCTGGAGAGTCTTTTACCGTTCAAAGACCAAAAAACCAATCATCGTGGGCTTCAATTATGAAAACCAACGCGAACGGAACTATTGCCTGGGAGCGAAACTATACAACCTGGGGCAACGACATGGGAGAGGTTGCAACTGCAGCTAACGGCGATGTTTATTTTGGTTCAAACTCAACCCCAGTCGGCGGTTCAGTCCGCAACGTAGTCGTAAAATACAACTCATCTGGCACCATCCAATGGCAACGTTTCGCGAGGTATGGTTGGACTGTCGAGGGTTCAAGCGGCATGGCAGTGAACCCAACCACTGGAGATGTTTACAAAGGTTGGTCTGGCGGTTCAGATGCTTCAAACACTTGGCCATTTATTACCAAATGGGACTCATCAGGCACACACCAGTGGACTAAATCTATTCCAACTGGCAACGTTTTTAATCAGCGTTGGAACAATATGGGCATTGATGCCGATGGCAATATTTACATTGCCGGGCTAGTCGGTTATCCAACGATTATCAAACTAAATTCTTCAGGTGTACAACAGTGGGCTCGCACATTCACACTTAGCGGAGGAACAACCTACCCATCTTTGGCAGTAGATAACGCCGGAAACTCCTACATGTATTTTGGAGTAAGCAACCAACCTGTGGTAGTTAAATACAACTCATCAGGTGCTATTCAATGGCAACGCGGACTCACAACCTCATTCATGGGATACAACGCGGCCACACAAATTTCAGCCGATGCCAACAGCATTTCATTTGTAGGTACTAGCCCTCGCGCTTACTTTTTCCGCTTCCCAGCCGATGGCACAAAAACAGGAACACACGTTCTGAACGGCGAGTCTTTTACTTGGGCTGCAACATCAGGCACAGACTCCGCTTACACAATTTCATTTGCCGACCAAGTAAACGATACCCGCGGGACAGCATCAGGCACTGATGCAGCTGGTTCACACTCATTCACATCAAACACATACACACTAGGAACAAAGGTACTGTAATGGGCTATTTCATTGATGCAGACGGCAACTACCCTCGACACGCTGGAGACGTGCAAATCGTCGTACCAGGATGGAACGAAGAAACTGATGCCCTCCCCGAGGGCTGGGCAAACGTCGAACCTGGCGTTTTGCCAGATGTTCCAGAGGGACAGCAACTAATAGAAGTAGCACCGAAACTAATCAAGGGTGTTTATGTTCGACAGTTCACCACCGAGCCAATCCCAATCACAGAGTAAATCATGGCCGAAACAACAGACCGGGAACTACTCATAACCATTGTCAAAGACTTGACCGAGGTCAAAACGGAAATGCGCGGATACCGCCAACTTGAAAAAGACGTTAGAGACCTACAAAAACGCATCTACCAAATGACAGGTATTTCCAGCGTTGTTGGTGGAGTAATAGTTGCAATCGCTCAAATGATAGGAACAAAATAAATGGCCGAATACTTTGAACCATTTCCAGGCACTCGCGGAGACGAACTGGGCAACTTTGCTTCATACCGAAAGCAACCTCACCGAGGTTCGGACTGGTCAGGTAACGATGGCAAAATCATCAAAGCCATCACCACTGGACGAGTGAAGAAAGTTTTTACTAGCGAACAACTAGGGCACTGCCTCATTCAATCAACTGGCGATGGTATGCACTTGCTTTATGCACACATGAAAAGCCCATCAAGCCGTAAAGTCGGCGAAATGGTCATCGGTGGAGAGACTGCAATTGGTGTCGTAGGAAACACAGGAACCGCAACAACAGGCGCACACCTACACTGTGGACTCTCAACCGCTCCCAACCCAGCCACAGCCTCCTACGCCGCTCTAGTGGACTTGCACAAACACATTGATGCAAACAGCACCAAACCAGTTATCGCGCCAGTAGCCAAAAAAGCAGCTGCAAAGAAACCACCGGTAAAGAAATGAAAATCTGGAAGCGCATCCCCAAGCGACTAAAAAGAGTGGCCGCCCTGGCACTGGGTTCAGGCCTCGCCTCAATGGGTGTTGGCAATCTTCCACTATTCGCAATGGATGCCCTGGTGTCGGTACTTTTCGGTGCAACTGTGGCACTCGTGGCATTGGTCATGGGTTTGTCATTTACTTACGCATCTAAAGGCGAAGTTCCGGATAAAGATTTTGATGCACACATCAACGCGAGCATCGAGTCAGTTCAAAGCCAAAACAAAAAGTCGTAGGTTTCCGATAGTCTTTTTTGATGAGCCACATCACAGAAGAAATTGAGACATACGGCCAAGGCAAATTTATTGGTCTATTTGAAAACCAATCCCCCGAATGGTATGCGCAACGCGCTGCAGCCATAGGTGGAAGTGACATTGCCGCAATTATGGGCAAATCACCCTGGAAAAGTTATTATACGCTTTGGGCAGAGAAGACCGGGCTAATCGACAACGACATTGCACCCAACATGGCAATGAAGATGGGCACTGCATTTGAACCAGTAATCAAAAAGTTATGGGCAGATGACAACTCGCAATGGTTACAAATACATGACACCGGTACCTGGGCAAGCATTCAACACCCAACTTGGAAAGCAAACCCCGACGGCATCATTCAATGGTCAAACGGCGAAATAGGCATTCTGGAAATCAAACACACCTCCCAATGGTGGGAGAATTTGCCAGAAGCGTACGAGCTGCAAGTCCAATGGTATTTGCACATTCTGGGACTCAAGACCGGCGTAGTCGTAGCGGTCGCAGGAGGCTACTGGAGAGAGTTCACAGTCGAATACGACCAATCACTCATGACAGAAGTTTCGGCAGCCGTAACCTTATTTGAGCACGAAGTCGCAAACGTTATCGAACCAAGTTTTGACGGCTCCACCAGCACCTACGAAACCATCCGCAAAATCAGCCCGGCACTCAAAGACGAAGAATACGAACTCGGCGCACATTACGAGCGGTTACTAAATGCCAAAGCAACGGCGGAACAATACGACGAACAATTTCAAGCAATCAAAACAGAAACACTGGCAATTATGGATGGAGCGAAATATGGCACCTATCAGGGCACTAAAGTGATTACGTTACAAACACGCGGCGATAAGCCATTCATCACGTTCAAATAACACAGGAGAAACCACATGGCATGGAACATGAGCGACTACGAACCAGTAGCCGAACGCATCACAAGATTTTGGGACAAATACCCAAACGGAAGAATTCACACCGAAATAGTTCTCATCAATGAGCAACAGGTCGTAGTAAAAGCAAGCATTTGGCGCGACATCACAGAACCGCAGGCATCGACTATCGATTTTGCGCAAGAAACAATTGGGTCGAGTGCAATAAATAAAGGCAATTTCCTCGAAAACGCCTGCACGTCCGCAATCGGTAGGGCACTCGCAGATTTGAACTTCAGCCCAAAAGGTAAACGCCCTAGCCTGGAAGAAATGAGTAAAGCCTGGCTAAAGGATGCAGAAGCTGCACATCAGGTCAAAGATTTGGCAGGTTTGCGAACCGTTTACAAGCAAGCAATCGCAGGGAAAGCAGACACCGACACGCTCGCGCAAATAGCAAAGTTGGCAGAAGAACTAAAAGCAGAATAAAGTGAAAGGGCTCCCGGCACAGAAAACCAGGAGCCCTAGCCGGTAACACAAGCAACCGGCACCCGCACCACGAAAGCGGGTTAAACAATCATCTCATACACAGAAAGAAACAAATGAGCATAGAAGCCATATCGGCGGTTCTAAAACACTCTAAAGCCAAAGGCACAGCCAAACTGGTTCTAACCGCAATTGCCTGGCACTACGGCGAAGACGCAGAACTGGGTGCCTGGCCATCACAAAGCACCCTCGCAAAATATTGCAACACCACCGACCGCCAAATCAGGCGAGCACTCCAAGACCTCATCGAATTGAACGAGTTGGAATACCGAGCACATGACGGCAGAGGGTATCGCGCCGACCGTCGCACTGCCAGGTATTTCATTCTTTTGGACTGCCCAAACACTTGCGATGGTTCAATTTCACACAACGAAATGCCGGACATTTATGGTCAAACGGGTGGACATTTAAGGTCAATCGACCGGACATTCAAGGTCGAACGGGTGGACACCCACGTCCGGTTAAAAGTAATTAACAATTAAGTAATATTAAAGAAATCACTAGATAGGAAAAAACCATGCCACAGATTACCGTTTCAGGCGACATCGCTAACATCAATTCGGGTCAATACAAAATCATCAAGTTCTGGGAGTCTTACGATTTCAAGGGTCAGCAGCGTCATCGCATCTGGACTGCCTGGATGGATGCAGACCTAAGCAAATTTGCCGAGGGCGACTTCATTAGCATTACTGGCGACCTAAGCACAAAGGTCAGCACCTACAACAAGCCAGGCGAAGATGCTCGCAACATTGTTGAACACTCACTGAACAACTGCACCATCGACGCACACCGCCCGAAAGCGGCTGCAACCGCACAGGCAACAATCGAAGACGACGAACTACCGTTCTAATGTTCACAATCTTCATTCCGGGCACCCCGAAGCCTCAAGGCTCTAAAAACGCCTACGTTAGGTCTGGGAGGGCAGTAATGGTTGAAGCGAACAAACACTTGCCCGAGTGGCGTAAAGCCGTTGTAGGGGCATTACAAGCCCGCACAGAGCGTTTTGATGATGCGGTACTTGTTGAAGTTGCATTCTGGGTACCACGACCTAAAACAAACAAACGCAAACACCCAACAACAAAACCCGACACAGACAAACTGCAACGCGCAATCGGAGATGCACTCACAATCGCCGGCATCATCAAAGATGACTCATACATCGTCGAATGGAATGCACGAAAAATGTACGCCGACTATCACCCAGCCGGAGTCACAATCAGCATTTATGAAATGTAGACACGCCGAGACTTGACAACCAATGGGCAATGCCCCAAACTATTTCATGTCACCACGAAAGGACACAGAAATGCTAAAAACCATCTGGAAACAAATTGGCATCACAACCGGCCACATCATCATGACCTCCCCAATCGTCATCATCCTCGCAATCGCAATCGGCTGGTTCAACTAATGCCAACAACAAACGAACTACTCAAAAAAGCACAAGAAGCACACTACCGCTACCAAATAGCAATCAAAACCCACGCACCACTAGACATGACCCTCTACTGGTCAAAGCAATACACAAACGCATACCAAGAACTAAAACACCACACCAAATGGTCACTCACCCGACTACACACAGAAATCACAGGAGACAACAAATGAACATCGCCTACGCACGCATCACAGACCCAATCACCTCACACGAAGCAGCTGCACGAGTAAACGAAGACAAACTCACACAAACCCAAGACATCATCGTCAAACTCCTAGAAGTAGCACTCAACGACGAAGAACTCGTCGAAGCATTCCAGGCATACTGCCAACTCAAAGGCCTCAACCGCATCTCATCACCAAGCGGCATCCGCTCACGACGAAACGAGTTGTACCGCGCCGGACTAATCGAACCAATCGGTTTCGGCAAAACACGCATGAACCGTCGCGCAATCATCTGGCAAACCAAACATGATGTGTAAACACAAAGACTGCCCCAACCTGGCAATCTACAAAAGCCGACAACTATGCCGACGCCACTACCAACAACTGTGGAGCCAAGAACTACACACCGACTACATCAACCCAGCAGCAATGACCATAGACCCAGAAGACTTCTGGCAATTTGTAAAAAAAGAATTGAGACTCAAATGACAACCAACACACCCATCTACGACGAACTCTCAAAGAACATGACAGAACTAAGAGACCTCGCATACAAACGCGGCCACATCGAAGCACGACTCGAACTACTCGACCACATCAAAACCGAACTAAAAGCAAAACGCCTACCCGCAAGCAAAGGCGTGCAGCTAATCATCGAAAAACTATCCAACAACGACGAATAAAAAAAGGGGTGGGGAGGGGTACAACCACATGGCAACAAAAGACTGGCACGACACAACAGCCTGGAAAAAGGCACGCGCCTACGCCAAAACACAACTCGAAAACAAATGCGCCCTATGTCAAAAGTGGGTGGAGGGAGAAGACTGGACTATAGACCACATCACACCACCAAACGGAGACGAACCCAATCACGACCTAAGCAACCTACAAACCCTTTGTAGACGGTGCAACAGCCAGAAACAAGACAAACAACTCCAGCGCATACCATGGACTAACACACGATGGTAAACGGCAAAATAAAACAAAAACAAAGAAAAAACCGATTTTCTTTTTTTGTTTTATTTTTTAGTTCGTTTTGATTTTATTTATTTTTTTCTTTGTTTTTGTTTTATTTTGCCGTTTACCATCGTGTGTTAGTCCATGG